TAGTTTATTTTCCTCTAGGAAGACGTTTATTTGAAATTAAATATGTAGAGCACGAAAAACCTTTTTATCAATTACAAGGAAATTATACTTATGAACTGAGGTGTGAACTCTTTAGATATGAAGATGAACTTATCGATACTAGTATTGATGAAATTGATAGTTTGATTAGTGGAAATGATCCAAATAATCCAGAAAAGGGTCCTTCCGGAAATATTTACGATCTTGTAATGTCTGGTATAGGAGTTACTGCCTCTGCTATTTCTTCAATAGTAAACGGCGGAGTTAGATTTATTACGGTAACAAATAGAGGTGGTGGATATACAAGCACTCCAACTGTAGGGATTTCTTCTGCACCAAGTGGAGGAAAAACTGCTACTGCTATCGCTCAAATGATCGGTGGAGTTGTTGTTTGTAATGATAATGTAAATCCTCAAGCAAAATCTGTTCAAACTGTTTTGATTTCTAATCCAGGATATGGTTATACAGTAGCACCAAAAGTAAGATTTATTGGTAGCGGTGGAAGTGGTGCAATAGCAACAGCTACTATCGGTGATGGTATAGTAGGCATAATCACAATAACAAATGGCGGATCTGGATATATAAATCCACCTAATATTATATTTACTGGTATTTCATCAGTTTCTGCAGCTGCTACGGCTATTGTATCTGCTGCTGGATCTATTACTTCTATTTTGATTACAGATGCTGGACTTGCATACATGGAACCTCCGTCCATCACCATAGGAAATCCACCTTTAACTTCTTCAGGAAACTTTATATTCAATGAAACAGTTACAGGATCTGTTAGTGGTGTTATTGCAAAAGTTAAGTCATGGAACTCTAAGACAAAAGTTTTACAAGTTTCAAATCTTACTGGAGACTTTGTTTTAGGTGAAAATATTGTTGGATCTTCTTCAAGTGCTTCTCATTATTTGAGATCAATGAATCCTATTTTCCCGACAAAAGATGGTTATTCTGCAAATGATGAAATTGAGCAAGAAGCTGATAATATAATAGATTTTAGTGAAAACAATCCATTTGGTATGCCATAATATAAATATTAGTTATTAAGTAGATTAAATAGTAATACTACAAGTCACGAATATGTTTGAATATTTTTATCACGAAATTTTAAGAAGAACTGTAATATCTTTTGGTTCTCTTTTTAATAACATATCTATTAAACACAAAGATAGTTCAAATCAAACAGTCAGTGTTATTAAAATTCCTTTAGCATACGGACCCACACAAAAATTTCTTGCCAGGATTAATCAATCTCCAGATTTAAGTAAACCAATTCAAATGACATTACCTAGAATGTCATTTGAATTTACTGGATTGACATATGATGCAACAAGAAAAGCAACAACAACTCAAAACTTTTTAACAAAGTCTTTAACTGACGGAAAAGAAACTAAAAAAACTTATCTTCCTGTACCATATAATATGCAATTTGAGTTGAGCATCATGTCAAAACTAAATGATGATGCTTTACAAATAATAGAACAAATTCTTCCTTACTTCCAACCGGCATATACTATGACGGTTGAATTAGTAGATGAAATCAATGAAAAAAGAGATATTCCTGTGGTTCTTGAAAATATAACCATGCAAGATGATTATGAAGGTGACTTCACAACAAGAAGAGTATTGATTTATACTTTGAGATTTACTGCTAAGACTTATCTTTTTGGACCTGTTTCTACTGCATCCAGAGACATTATCAAAAAAGTTTCTATTGGATATATTGCTGGAGACACTATTACATCCCCAACGAGGGAGGTTATTTATTCGGTAGAACCAAGAGCAATTCAAAATTACACTGGTATCATACTCACAAACTTAACTAACGATATATCAACATCTGATGTTCAAATTGCAGTAAACGATGCAAGTTCTATTTCACCAAATACATATTTAGATTTGGAAGGTGAAGAAATTTATGTAGTTGGTAAGTCCGGAAATGTCCTTACTGTGGAAAGGGGTAAAGACAATACAACAGTAACTTCTCATTTGGGAGGATCTCCTATTAAATCTATTACCACTGCGGATAATGCTCTAATTGAAGAAGGTGACGATTTTGGATTTAGTGGATCTACTTTTTAATAGAATATGAAGATGACTAAAAAATTTGAGAAGTTAAATGAGACCTTTAATACAAGCGACGAAATAGTTCCGGTGAAAGCCGAAAAAGTTTCAGATGAAATAGAAAAATATTCTTCAACTGCGGATGATATAAAAAAAGATTATGAATATGCAAGGGGTAATTTATATTCTTTAGTAGAAAAAGGTCAAGAAGCTATTAATGGAATTCTAGAATTAGCTCAGGAAAGTGAGATGCCTAGAGCATATGAAGTTGCTGGACAATTAATTAAAAATACAAGTGAAATAGCAGAAAAGTTAATGTCACTTCATAAGATGAAAAAAGATGTTGAAGAGGAAAAACAAAAGGGGCCAACAACGGTTAATAATGCACTTTTTGTTGGATCAACTGCAGAATTGGCAAAATTATTAAAGCAACAGTCTCAAGAACAATAAATAAATACAGGTTCATTTACACCAATGAGTAAATTTAAGTCTCATAAAACAGTTGAGCAAATTGCAAGAAAGCATCGTCTTGATGTTTCTTTTATACAAAAGCAACTTGATATGGGAGAACCTATTGAGCATGAACATACTAAAGATCATGATTTAGCAAGAGATATTGCTCTTCAACATCTTGATGAGATTCCAGATTACTATACAAGACTTAAAAAAATGGAAGCATCTGCAAAAAAAGAACATAAAAAATTTAGAGATGTTAAAGAATCTAGTGAAGAAGAGAGATATTGTCCCCTATGTGATAAAAGGGAGACAAGATCTGAGTGTTCTTATGGCACAAAAGCATGGGATAAAGTTTCAATAAAAGATCATGAGTATTCTATGGCAAGATCTGAACTTAAAACTATTGAAGATGCCGTAAAAAGATTAAGAAATACCGTAGGTAAAGGTGAAGGTAATTTAGAAGCATGGGTACAATCAAAAATAACCAAAGCAGCAGATTATATTGATACAGTAGCGGATTATGTTGCAAGTGGAGAAATGGAAGAATCGGCAAATCCACTTAAAGATCCAAGAACTCAAATTAAAATATCAAGAGGAGCATCTGCATTAACACCTAAAGCAGCAAAACAACTTGGACCAAAAGCCGAAAAATTACAGAAAAAAGCAGCATCAAAAGTAGATATCCCTAGATTTGAAGAGACATTAGTAGATAAAATTCTCAAAGACCTTAAAGAGGAGGATCCTTGCTGGAAAGGTTATACTCAGGTTGGAATGAAAAAGAAGAATGGTAGAGAAGTTCCAAATTGTGTTCCATCAAAAGGAGTTCCAAAAGCAAAGGGATATAAGAAAGAAGATGTTACTATTGAAGATGCAGATGGAAATACATTTGCGGAAGTAGTTGATATTATTAAACCAGAACCGATTAAAGGGTTTAAATCTCAAGTAGATGAGGCAACTAGGTTGCAAGCACAAACTGGTAATGTAATTGGAGTTACTCTTTCTTGGAGGGGAAAGTATTATTCACTTAAAATGTTTTTCCCACAAGTAAAAATTCCATCTCGTAAAGAAATTAATGATGAATTACAGAAAGTTTATCCTGGATGCAATGTACTTTATCATTCCGTTTCTGAGATTCAACCAGGACAACCTTTAATTCAAGCATTTGGTCCTCAAGGTGGAAGTGCAGCAAAACCAGGACCAAATAGAAATTATGTAAAACCTATGGGAGAGGAAGTTGAAGTTGATGAAGATTGGCAAAAAGTTAATCGTCAAGATAAAACTGATGGATTAAGTCCCTCTGCAGTAAAAGCATATCGTAGGGAAAATCCAGGATCAAAACTTCAAACTGCAGTTACTGAAAAAAATCCAACAGGAAAAAGAGCAGACCGTCGTAAATCTTTTTGTCGTCGTATGTCCGGAATGAAATCTAAATTGACTTCAGCAAAAACTGCAAGAGATCCAGATTCAAGAATTAATAAGGCACTTCGTCGTTGGAATTGTAACTAATAGGTAGGTTTTTGTTATGTCAAATGATGTTTACTTAGGTAATCCTTTATTAAAAAAGGCAAATACTCCACACGAATTTACAAAAGACCAGATTTTAGAATTTGTTAAGTGTCAGAATGATCCTGTCTATTTTGCAAATAATTATGTAAAGATTGTTACTCTTGATTACGGTCTTCAAACCTTTAAACCATATCATTTCCAAGAGAAACTAATCAATAATTTCCATAAACATAGATTTAATATCTGTAAGATGCCCCGTCAAACAGGTAAATCTACTACAGTGGTATCTTTTCTTTTGCATTATGCTGTTTTTAATGACAATGTAAATATTGGTATTCTTGCAAACAAAGCAGCAACTGCCAGAGAACTTCTAGACAGATTGCAAACTGCATATGAAAATCTCCCCAAATGGATGCAACAAGGAATCATCTCTTGGAACAAAGGTTCTCTTGAACTTGAAAATGGAAGTAAGATCTTGGCTGCTTCTACTTCTGCTTCTGCGGTTCGTGGTATGTCATTCAATATTCTATTTT